CCCGCCTCCCCTCATTACGCTGTTGACGATACCCTAATAGTATTGATTATATTAGGTTAAAGTTTTCAATGTAAGAAAGGAAAATTAACTTCAGACCCTGGGATTACTCCCAGGGGCCGAAGTTGCGCCACTGCGTCGTATAGACTTTTGCGAGTCGATACGCTGACTTCCTCGGTACAATCCGAGGTTGGTCAGACTCCACCTTCTTAACTCTCTCCATGTCATACAGACATTTTAAGAGGAAAGAAGCGTCATTTGGGACTTTGCCCCTTGTCAAGGATGTTAACCCTTTAAAGGAATAAGCCCAAAGCTCCTTGTCGAAGACAGGTGTAGCTTCATCAAGATTCGAAACGAATCCGATGTCGCCAAACCCGTCTGGGACACGAAGACTGCGACCTTTAACAGTCGCAGACGCAAATATGGTCTCCCATGTCTCCAACAGATCGGAGTCACAGGACCCAAGGTTAGGCCGAAACGCCCATCGCCTTAGGTTATTTGCCAAAGTAAATCTTGACAAATCAGACTTTATTGCGTGACGAATGTAAAATGGAGTTACATCCAGTCCTTGAAAGTAGTGTTTACCACAACTTTCGCGGAATGGTCCGCAGATAAAAGTCTTGTCCTTATTGGTTGTAAAGCCAAATTCGGATAAGGCTTGAATAAGCAGACCAGCACAGTCAGTGTGGATGATAATATCATCCCCATAGACCGCAACTGGAGCCCGTTTCCTGTTAAGTACTGTCATACACCCTTGACTAAAGGCCCAAAATATCAGGGTCTCTAAATCAAAGGTGAAGCCATTACCCATAGAGGATACCTTTTCGTAAGTTACTAAACTTCCGTCAGGTAGAACACCACGAGGCGAACGGCATTGCTTAATTGCCGTTACCCAGTCTTCAGGTAGGAGACGCTCGACTAATTTCAAAGAAATTGAGTCGGAGGCGCCACTCAGGTCAATTGTGGCCAGAGTACCGTCTACAGAACCTTGTAAAGCCAACACTTGGTTGACTTCTTGGGTCCGTAGATCAATTCCTGCACGAAGTAAACGGTGTCGAATACAACGACCAAGCCCCATCTGAATGTAAACATTCATAAGGGGCTCAATCGCAATAGTTCGATCCGTTTTTGCGTTCTTCGGAACAGTGACTATCTTGTTTCCGGCAACCACGTCAAATGACAGTAAAGCCATCTGTTCGTGAGTAAGGTTCAGAAGTGGAAACTGAGTTGAAAAAACACTCTCAGCCCACTTCGGAGTCCTCATCACGGCGCAGTATGCTAGATTAAGATTTGATGCCGTGACTGTGGGTTTTACCCGCAGTTTATGATACGCATCACCTTTTAGTCTCGGTAACCCGACGCAAGCGCCGGGGCCGAACCCAAAGTGTTCTTCAGCCTCATCCCATGAAAATGGGCCAAGGAGCTTCGCTATCTTTCTCTTTGCATGTTGGAAAACCTGCAAAGCTGGGGGAGTAATTGTTCTCTCCCAGTAGCGATTCGTGAGTTTTGAATTCACATGAAGACAGCTAGTCTCGCTATCAGTGAACTTGCTAAGCGCCGCTTTCTTTCTATCCACTAAAGGTAGATCGAAATCGGAAAACTTAGCCAGAAGTTGAGAAGCGAGATAATCTTTCCTAAACAACGAAGCACTGTTGTAAGAGGAAGGATCCGGCGAAGGGAAATTTACGAGGTCTTGGTCTCCTCTATTCAGAGCAGCAGTTAGCTGCCTTGAAAAGGGTGTGGCTAGAGCCTCATAGATCATCTTCGCAGCTGGCCGTGCAATATCTACAACACGACTTGAATGCCTTAACAAAGGAAATTCTCCTAGTGGTGAAAACCAACGAAGGTGTAGAGCATCTCGGTACTACTGTGATATCAGAAGTGATACCCGAACTTAGCGAATAGCGCCTTTCGGCACTGTACGCGGTTTAGGAACGCTAACTGAATATCCCGGCGACGCGACTGAGGAAGCCTTAGCAGGCTGACTCGGAGGTGAAGCAGGAGAAATTCCAATGGATCCGCGTAAGCGGCCAAAAGAATTTCGTACAGCAGTGCAAAATCTACACGGGACAGTTGACATGTCTTAGCCGGTCGGAAGGACCAGATTGACAATGGCGTCGTAAAACGGCCCACTGGCATCTGGTACTCCGGCGGCATGGAACATCTCTCCTGTCTTGTTGTAGAGATCGAGACGATCTGCAGTCGTGCTGCCTACGTAAATGAGGTACGTCTGCTCCACCTGATCGGTGTAAAGCAGAGTACCCGCACATGCGCAGACGCTATCCACGGCTTGCACAACGGGAACGACCAACTTGAAGTTGACGCGAAAGACCTTGCCCGTCGGAGAAGGCTGCGTGAGAGTGATCGCCAAGGTTTGGAAACCATTGGGGACACCACTACCACGCGCAACCCAACGAGCAACGCCACCGGAAACCCCGGCAGGGTTGAAAACCACACTATTAAGTGTGATGTTTGCTTGTGCAGCCATTTTTAACTACTCCTATAGGAGTTAGCGGAAAACCTGAATGAGCAGACTTAAAGCTTCTGACGCATGCAGGTACGAGAGCGGATTCTTAAGATAGAATCCGGGAAGTGGAGAACTACCATAAACTTTCCTACTGAAATGCTCGGCAGAACCCACAGCAGAACCAGAGAAGCTATAATCATAGCCACCCGAGGTAAAGTTGTGAGAACCGTCTTGCGGATCAGAAAGAAGTAAGGTAGTAATCTTGTTGGAATAACTCCCTCCCATGTACGTCCACCCAAAGGCGGCCGTCCATGAGTTAAGTATGTTGCCAATTGGTGCAAACCAATCGATAACAAACGAAAACGGAGTCTCCTCCCAAATAACGTATAACGGATTCAACAAGCCCAGAGAAGAAAACTGGGCAAGTGGAAAGTTCGTCATACGATAAGTTAGGGATGTATGACTTACAGTAGCATCGCGCAAAACAAACTTAAAAGCTGGTTTTGCAAACGATGCATCATTCACTTGTATATTGCGAATGTTAGAGCTAATCGTAGTCTTGGTCAGCGTAACTCGGTCGGCTAAGCCGTCCTTTTCACGCCGCTCAATTTTCTGAAAAGCTCCCTGTACGTCCTGCATCAACGGATTCCAACCGTACTGGACTTCTAGCCATTTGTCGGGGATCTTACCAAACTTTCTCTCAATTACGGAACGCCTATCAAAGGAGTTCTTTGGTGAGAGAGCGTAAAGGGAAGGATCCTTCGACCGACGAACTAGACGATCCCAGTCAGCCTTGTGCCGGCGTTTGAAAAACTTGACACTTGCGGTTATCTTATGTAAGACATCCGCAACAAGTTCCTCAGTTTGCTTTCTTTCAACTAGATTCGTAGCAAGATTAACCTGCTGGTCCTGTAGTTTCAAGAGAGCCCCCGACGTCGTTCTATTTTCCAGAGAAACATCATCTGTTCCATAGATCGTCGTCGGAAAGCCGACAAACGTTGCCTGGCCTGTGTCCACCCAATGCTCAAAATCAGGAGGCTGATGCGGCAGTAAAGTCGCATTAGCGTTCTTGTATCTGAGCGGAGGAGTGTCCCAGTACCAGTTACAACGACGATGGTTCCAAGCCGTTGGCGGACGCCAACTGCTACTAGAGCTAGGGGTTGTCCTAATAAAGGCATCCCTATGATAATCTGCATAACCCCAAGATTCGGCGGTAGGTCCAGATGTGTATCCAGCGAAATCTTTCCCAACCTCATGATAAGTGAGGTAAGTGGAACGAGTTCCTGGATAGAACGAATGGATATCTACAGCCGGAACGGGGGGACGCATATAATCACCTAGTGGCTAAGAACCGAGGCAAGATTCCCGTGAGCGCAA